GCACAGTTGTTTAGGTCATAACGCATTTGATTTTCATCAACCACGGCCGATGCAATCATCGTGTCAACAATTTTACCGTTAATACTTAAACCTGTTGCTCGTATAAAGCACACGTCATACATGGCGTTATGAAATATTTTTATAGCGTCTGTGTTAAGAACTCCTTGAAACCATTTTAAAACTTTAGCTTTATCCATGTTACCACCACCTTCATGAGCAATAGGATAATAACCAGACCAATCATGTACAGCGACTGCTATACCAACGATTGCTCCTTTACCAGTTACTGAACCAGATCCCATTTTAATTAGTTCTGGATCTTTTGTTTCTAAATCAATTGCTATCTCTTCATATTTAGATAAATCTGGAAAATCTTGCGGCGGTGTCCATTCTACTTGTGGCGCAAATAAAGGTTTTTGTATCATTAAAAATAATTAAAGTTAATGTTGATTCTAGTTTGTTGGTCTGTGCAAGTTGTACTGTTATGAGTAACGCCAGCATTAAAAAATAAAGCTTGGTTTGCTACACTTGGTATAAATTTTTTACCTATACGGGTTCCTCCATCACAGGTATTTAGAGATAATAATAAACCTTTGTGTTTAAAATCATAATCTACATGTGAGCCATGGTGTAATAAAGTATCTGTTCTAGGATATACATTTAATTTTATTCTTATTAATGCTTTTACCTTAAGAATATCCCAAACAAGAGGTTTTAATAAATCATAATATTTACTTGTAATTTCATTGTTAAAAAAAATATGAGTAAAATAAAAATGTTTTTTACGTATCTTTCCTTTTGTGTACGCAACTCTTTGCTGTCTGTAGACTGGAAAAGTTGGATCAGGTTCTACAAATGCTTTTGTAAGTTGATTAAAATAATCTTGGTTTAAATAATTTTGTACTACCCTCATTTAACAATTCCCCATGTGTTAGGTTTGTCTTCTGGTTTATTTTCTTTTGGTTCTTCTATTTCCTTATAATCTCTTTCAAGTATCATTTCTAAAAAGTGTATAGCTTTTAATATATCTTCCTTCTTTCCTTTTAGTCTGTGTCGACATATATATTTTATAGCACAGCCTTCTGGAAAGAGCAACTCATTCTCAACTACAAATTTACTTGGTTGAATTTTAAAGTTTTGATAATGTGAACCTCCGTGTTGTTTGTCCCAAACACTCATAAGTCTCCTAACTGAAAACTTTTATAATCATCTTTGGGTTGGATAACATGTAAGTTTTCTTTTGCTCTTGTTGCACCTACATAAAATAATCTGTTCTCATCGTCTGGATTTTTTTCGTAAGCTTTGTTTGTATTGTGTGTAAGGTCAGTTAATAAAACTACGTTTTGTTTTTCACCACCCTTGACACTGTGTATAGTTGATAAATGTATTCTTGGACTATCTTTCAAACTTTCTCCATTCCTTCTCATAGCTCTTATATACTCTTTTCTATCATTTGAACAGTCATCAAATGCATGAAACCAATCTGTTTTAATTTGCAGACCGTAATCTTGAATTAATGTGTCTAATCCATAGAAAGATTCTTTAACCATTCCTTTCATTTTTTTCTTATGCCAATGGCCTGGACCCATGTACTTAGCAATATTTTCTAGTTGTTTATAACTTAATAAGTGTCCTTTTAGTAAATTATGCCAATCAATAGCTGCTTCCTGAATATCTCTTTCATAAGATTTTTTAAATTTATTTTCAAAATATAAACCCCTGGTCTTTAAAGTTTCTTCTATGGCATCTAACATATGTCTTGTTCTAGTTAAAACCATCCACTCACCACTACTTAAATTAACATCTTCAAAAGATTCATACATCTTTACAGAACCTTCTACAGTTTTTGGTTTCCATTCTTTGTGTATTCTATTAGAAACTCGTTCTATAATTTTCATAGCAAAGTCGTGAACACTTCTTGGAATTCTCATTGATTGAGTTAGGTGTAACATCTTACCTGTTTGTGTAATAAAGCTGTCTACGTCTGCACCTGCCCATCTAAAAATAGCTTGGTCATCATCACCAGCTATAAAAGAATCCTGCGTATTAAAATGATTAACCATATCCCATTGCATACGAGATAAGTCTTGAGCTTCATCAATAAAAACTACATCAAACTTTGGAGATTTATCTGACCTTACAAAGTCTAAGATCATGTCATTAAAATCTATTAAAGCATATTCTTTTTTATATCTGTCTAGTTCATTAGCAATAATATTTAGCTTATCATATTCTACATCTTGGTTGTGTTCTCCAAGATTAAATTGTTGGTCTACTGTAATGTTTCTAAGTTTAGCTAGATTAATTATTCTAAGATAATCACTTTTAGTGGTAAACAAACCAGTCTCTTCTTCATCATAATCATTATAGTCTAATGGTAAATTTATTTTTTTACCTAAGTCCTCGTAGTGTCTACGTTGCATAACATTTTCTTTATTAATACCAAGTCTTTTAAATGCCAATGAATGTAAAGTTCTAAAATATGGAAGGTCATCTTCAGATAAATTAAATTTATCCATTGCTCTGTCCTTTGCTTCGTTAGCTGCTTTCTTAGTAAATGCAAAATAACCTACTTTATCTGGATCAGTTTGTTTTAAATAATCATCTACTTTATTTAAAAGTGTGTGAGTTTTTCCAGTTCCTGGTGGTCCTAATACAATTGTTTTCATTAGAATGGATCGTCCTCTTTTAATTTTTTCTGTGTGTAGTTTTGTTCTGGTCTTTCAAATGCATCTACTATCATGACACTAGGTCGCTTCTTACCTATAGTAAGTCTATCATCTTTACAATCACAATGTTCTTTTAACATTTGCTGTGTAGGTTGTGCTTTCTCTCCCCATTTTTTTCTTTGTAAGTATCCATGAAAAAATTTACTAAATATAAAATAATGTTTTCCTTCATGAGTCCATACATTACCACGTAAAATATCTTCTTTAGTTGTAGACTTAGCTGTTCTATTAGAACAAAACTCTTCTAAATGATCTTGTAATTGATCTAAAATAGAAGAGCCTTGTGGAGCTTTAACTATTTCAACACCAGCTAGCAATAAATCTACATACTTGTCAAATTCGTTTGGTTTAATTCTTGGTGGTTTTTTATTTATTTGTTTTGTTACTGTTCTTCTAAACAATCTTTGGTCTATTAAACAATCTATGTTATCTAACTTAACTCTTTCACCATCTACATTAACCCAATAATATGGTTCGTCTAATTCTACTTTTTGTAAATCATTTAATTCTGGAAATACAGACTCACCACCAATTCCAAATTCTCTAGACTTACATAATTTTTTATCACAGTGATTACACATAGGTTCTTCATTACATTTAAAACCTAATTCTTTTTTGCTGTGAAACTTTATTTTGTCTTGAATAGTTTTGTCGTCTAGTGGTGGATCAAAATAATTATAATTAAATTTATTAATTCTG